GCGGCATTTCTCTGCAAGAGTACTATCGCAACAAGATGAAAGAGCAGAATCGGCTCAATTAAGGAGAGTTAAATGTCAGAAGTTCAAGCAATTCGCGCCAAAGGACGCCCTTCTAAGGCGGCCCGTGTGCAACGTATTTTGAGCGAAGAAGTGCAGGAAGTCCAAGTTGAACGCCCTGCTATGCGTCCAGAAATGCGTGCAAATGACCCACGTGCAGAAGCAGCCCGTCGCGCTGCGGAAATCCGTGGCAATTTGGGCGGTGAAATGGATGAGGGCACAAATCGCTTTGATGCCCCAACAGCACCTCCTGGCTGGACATATGAGTGGAAGCGTAAAGCCACACTTAATCAGGAAGACACCAGCTATATTACGAAATTGAAGCGTAAGGGCTGGGAAGAAGTACCTGCCAGCCGCCATCCAGAGACAATGCCTCCTGGCTGGACAAATAGCACGATTGAGCGCGATGGCATGATCCTTATGCAATGTCCAGAAGAGATCGTGAATGAAATCAAGTCCATTGAATTGCGTCGTGCACGCGATCAGGTTCGTGTGAAAGAGTCTCAACTCACCGCGTCTCCCGATGGCACATTTGAGCGTAATAACCCCAACATCAAGAAGAACTACGAAGCAATTCCAGTTCCAAAATCTTGATTGGTGTCATGTCATAGTGTCATTTAAGGGCCGTGTCACAGCGGCCCTTTACTTTTGTGTCATGTCATAGTAATTTGGTGTCACGAGTTAATTCTCTGGCTCCCCCGGCGTGGAGTCTTCATACTTATCGGTTCTTAGTCGCCCCGGCGTGCGATGATGGACTTTTCCCTTAAAAAAGGAGGCTCCGTTATGGCAAATACAAATGCGCCTTTCGGATTCCGTCAGTGGTCAGGCAATGGCTCTGCTCCTACATATGAGCAGGTCGCTGTCGTCATTGACTATAATGCAAGTGCAATCTTTTACGGCGATCCAGTAACTCAACAATCAGATGGTACTTACGCTCAGTCAGCTTCGACTGGCGCAACACCAGCTGCTTTGGGTATTGGTGGTATTTTCTATGGATGTCAGTATCTTTCAGTAGCTCAAAAGCGTACTGTTTGGTCCAACTATTGGCCCGGCAGCGACGTTGCTTCTGGCAACTATGTGACTGGCTATATTGTCAATGATCCAAACGCTAAGTTTGTGGCTCAGACAGATAGCACTGGTCTTGCTTTCCCAACTGACATTAACGCAACCATCGGCTTCGCTATTGGCACGGGCAATACCTCAAATGGTATTTCTGGTGCTTATCTCGATAGCACAACTCTCAACACAGCAACGTACAATGTGGATGCGCCATTTAAAGTGGTTGGCATTTACAACCCACTCGTTGGCTACCCTGGCTCTTATGCCAATGGTCAGGCATATGACTGGGCAATTGTATCGTTCAACAATGTTGCTACACGCAACTTCACTGGCATCTAAGGAGTAAGGAACAATGGCTGTCAATCTCAGTTCCATTAAAGACCTTCTGCTCCCCGGACTCCGTGGCGTTGAAGGCAAGTACGAGATGATCCCATCTCAGTACGACAAAATCTTCACTAAGCATGATTCGAAAATGGCTCTCGAACGTACCGCTGAAATGCGCTACCTTGGGTTAGCCCAGCTCAAGACCGAAGGTGGTCAGACAGCTTTCGACAACAATGCTGGTGAGCGTTATGTGTACAATCAGGAGCACGTTGAAATTGCTTTGGGTTATGCGATTACCCGCAAAGCAATCGACGACAACCTGTATAAGACACAGTTTGCACCATCAAACCTTGGATTGATTGAATCATTCCAGCAAACCAAGGAAATTTATGGCGCTAACGTGTTGAACACAGCAACAACATACAACTCAGCAGTTGGTGGTGACGGCGTAGCACTTTGCTCGACAGCACATCCAATTGATGGTGGTACAGTTGCTAATACTCCATCAACACAAGTTGACCTCAATGAAGCGACATTGCTTAACGCAATGATTGCAGTTCGTACAAACTTCAGAGACCAAGCTGGTCTGAAGACGTTTGCTCGCGCTCGCAAGCTCATTATTCCGCCTTCTTTGGAACCAGTTGCAATCCGTCTTCTCAAGACAGAACTGCGTCCTGGCACGGCAGATAATGATACGAATGCTATCATGATGACAGCAGGTGGTTTACCAGAATCATATATGGTGAACGACTTCTTGACTTCATCTTACGCATGGTTCTTGCTGACCAACATTGATGGTTTGTCATACATGGAACGCATTAAGTTTGAAACTGACATGCAAGTTGATTTTGTGACTGATAACCTTTTGGTTAAAGGCTACGAACGCTACTCATTCGGTTACTACAACTGGCGTTCCATTTATGGTAACTTCCCAACATCGTAATGACGGCATGCCTCTCATGTAAAAGTGAGAGGCTCCTAAAAACAGGAGACAAAATATGTCAGACATTAATGGTGGGTTTTACCCTAATAACAATGGTAGCCCCGTACAGGCTGGGACTACTTTTACTGGCCCTTTGATCGCTGGTAACGTCATTCACTCAGATGGTACGGGAAACCTTGCTGCTTTGGGTGGTACGACTGGTACTGCAAACGCTGGTTATGCTAACATGGCACAATCCGCTGTTGTTACTCAGGCAAGCGGCGCTACCACAATTGTGATCCCTGCCCAAAGCCAAATCACCGACATTTATTTGATGGTGACTACTGCTTGGACTGGTGCTGCTGCTACTTTGAATATTGGTGCAACTGCTGGTACATCAGCTGCAACTGCTTTTACTGCCGCTAACGCTGTGACTGCAAGTGCTCTTGGCCAGCTCACCATTGTTCCTGGTACAGGCGCAGCTCAGGTTGCAAACTGGGATAACATCTCAAACGCTACTTTTCAAACAGGTGGCCCACAAGATGTTCAGATCAAAGTAACTTCCGCAAACACAGGCAGTGGCGTAGGCACTCTTACAGTGTTCTATATCCAAGGCATCAACAACGCTTCTTAATAGGAGACTCACATGAAGGGTCGTAAGCATCGTGCATCTGGCGGAGTTAACGAAGCCGCCGAAGACATGAAACGCAAAAACCAGAAATATACGTTTGAAAGCAACGTCCAAGACGAAGCTGTAAAGCGTAAACGTGGTGGAAAAACTGTTGCAAAACATGGCGAAATGGCAAAACACCATTCTGGCCGTAAGCCACGCAAATCTGGTGGTCGTACAGGTTCAAATATGAACCCACTCTCATCTGCTGCTAAGGGTTCCCCTGCTCCTGGCCGCAATGTTAGCGGCAGCATTAACGAGTAATTTTACTCATTAATCTGTACATGGCGGGGGCATAAAAGCCCCCGTTTTTGTAGGAGTCTATAATGGCTAAGACACCTGCGTGGCAACGTAAAGAAGGCAAGAGTCCATCTGGCGGCCTTAATGAAAAAGGTCGTGCGTCTGCACGTTCTGAAGGGCATCATTTGAAAGCCCCAACAAAAGACAAAGATAATCCTCGCCATAAATCATTTTGTGAACGAATGACGGGCATGAAGCGCAAATTAACTGGCGCGGCAGCTGCTGCTGATCCTGACAGTCGTATCAATAAATCTCTTCGTAAATGGGGTTGTTAAGATGAAAAACAAACCTTTTTGGGAGAAATCTGCGCCAAAAGATGCTACACATAAGCATCTGAACCGCAAACAAGTTCAAAAGGCGAAGGCTAGTGCAAGAGCTGCTGGTCGGCCTTACCCAAATCTAGTCGATAACGTGGCCGCTGCCCGTTCAGGAAAAGGTAAATAATTATGGCTACTATCTATCAAACAGGCATTAATTGTCCTTCTATTACCCAAAATGGCAAATATGAGCCATTTGATTTACAGGTAGCGCGTGGCCAGATTACTAACCATTCTGTCGTAAGCATATATGGCTATCAGCCTTCTGTTGGCACATCTTTTATCCCAACTTGGGAAAACGCTTCAACCTATGCATTCCCGTCCAGTGCTGTGGTGATGACTGTGGCTTCGGCTTCTGGTGCAACCGATGCAGGGGTGCAGGTTAAAATTAACGGACTTGATGCAAACTATAATATTTTGTCCGAAACAGTGACATTAAATGCTTCTGGTACAGTTAATACGACAAACAGCTATTTCCGCATTAACAGCATAATTATTACGTCTGGCAATGCTGCTGGGAATATTACAGCTAAAAATGGCGGCACAACATACTCGCAAATTAACGCTGGTATTAATCGTTCACAATCTTCAGTTTATACTGTTCCTGCGGGTTATAATTTTTATCTATACCGCGCACAGGGTTTTACAAGCACTGTCTATACAGCAAGCCAGTTCACAACCTATCGCACACAAACAACGATTAATAACGTGACATCGGTGTTTGCGCAGCGTCCATTTGTAAGTAACTTCCTTGTTGATCGCACATATCCAAATATGTACGCAGCGACAACTGACATTCAGTGGCAAGTTGCTATGAACACGGGAACTGCGGCGGTTGGATTGGCTTTTGAAGGTGTGCAGATTATCAACGATCAAGCTACAACTTTTTAAGGTGATAGATGGCGACCAGCAATACCTACAACTTCAATCCTGGGCTCGGTGAGTTAACTATTTACGCCTACAATTTGATTGGAGTGCGCGGTACTGCTTTGCTTCAAGAGCATCTTGAGGCGGCTAGAATGGCTACCAACCTTATGTTGGCGCGTTGGTCTAACCAAGGCGTCAATCTTTGGGCTGTCGATCTTATTACTGTGCCATTGGTGCAGGGGCAATCAACATACTCGGTTGATTCGAACACTGTCATGATTTTGGATGCGTATATGGAGATTACAAACTCCTCAGCGCAGCCAATTGACCGCATTATCATGCCTATCAGCCGCACAGAGTATGCGTCATATCCAAATAAAGAACAGCAGGGTTTTACCACTGTTTATTGGTTTGATCGCTTGCTTTCGCCAACTGTTACTTTGTGGCCTGTGCCAGATGGGTCAAGCGCTCAATATCTGAAGTATTATCGTGTCCGTCAGCTGCAAGATTCCAACATGGCTGGCAACCAAAATGTCGAAATTCCATATCTTTGGCTCGAAGCTTTTGCTTATGGACTGGCGTATAGGTTGTCTCAGATATGGGCTCCTCAAGCCGCTATGACATTAAAGCCAATGGCTGATGAGTCATATCAAATTGCAGCAGATCAAAACACAGAATATGCGCAGCAATATATTTCTCCCCAAATTGCGGGATATTTCCGATAGGGGTTTTTGATGGGTTACGCATCACAGGCGGGGCGGGCAAAAACTAATGCGAGGATGCCGCAAGCGCATGCTATATGCGACCGCTGCGGTTTTCGCTATAATCATGTCAATTTACGCTGGCAATATGACTGGCGCGGCACGTCTTTGCAGAATATCCGTCTTTTGGTTTGTGGGCCATGCTATGATGAGCCACAGCAACAGTTGAGGGCTATTGTTGTTCCCGCTGATCCTATTCCAGTGGTCAACCCACGTATTCAGGATTTCCCAACGGCAGAAACGAATACTCGTGCCACATCTGGTCAAAATACTGTTGACCCCACCACAAATATTCCTGTCATCAATGGCAACACTCGCATTACACAGGACGATCAAGTTCGTGTCACGCAACAAACTGGCGAGCCTCCTGGTGGTCTTAATCAACAACCCGGCACTGATCCTAACGCGCCTGGTGACACAGATCCTGGCTTGCCTTATGGTATGAATCAAGTTCCAGAAACGGGTCCGCAATAATGGCAACAAATATCCAAATCCCAAATCTTACGTCTGCCACGGCCCTCTCTGGCTCGGAACAACTTGAAGCGGTGCAAGCTGGCACGTCTGTTAAGATTACGACAGCACAAATTGGCACTTATGTCGCGTCTACATATCCAGCTCCTGGCATTAGCAGTGTCACAGCAAGTTCGCCTCTTCAGTCGTCAACAGTTTCTGGCGCTGTCACCATTACGCTTCCTACGGCAGCTATTAGCAATACTTACCTTGCACAGATGGCATCAGGTACTGTCAAAGCTAATTTGACTGGTGGCACAGCATCTCCATCTGATGTCACGCCAAGTGATATTCTTGACACATTTGGCTCGGCAAAAGGTGATTTGCTTTATCGCAACACATCTAGTTGGGCTGCTTTAGCGCCCGGCACAAATGGATCGTTTCTAACATCAAATGGCACTGGAAACGCGCCAACATGGACAACCCTTAGCCTTGGTACGATGGCATATCAAAATGCCAATAACGTAGCTATCACAGGCGGCAGTTTATACAATGTCGATATTGAAACTTCTACAATCAATCAAACAACAATTGGTGCGACCACGCCATCTACGGGTGCGTTTACGAACCTCTCATTTACAGGCACAGGTTCCTTCGGCACTATTTCTTCTGGTACTTGGAATGGATCTCCTGTTGGTGTCTCTTATGGCGGGACTGGTGCTTCTAATGCCAACGGCGCTAGAACAAACCTTGGGGCTGCTGCTTCTGGCGCTAATAGCGATATTACGAGCCTTAGCGGATTAACAACGCCTTTATCAGCTACACAAGGCGGCACAGGCTTTAATCTATATACAACTGGTGATTTGCTTTACGCATCATCATCAACAAGTCTTGCTCGCCTTAATGACGTTGCGACAGGCAATGTTCTTTTGTCTGGTGGAGTTGGTGTTGCTCCATCTTGGGGCAAATTAGACCTTACATCAGCTGTTTCTGGTACGCTTCCCGTGGCGAATGGTGGTACTGGCGCAACTAGCTTATCTGGTTATCTGTTTGGTAACGGAACTGGTGCATTTACAGCGCAAACAACCATTCCCAATTCTGGTCTTACCAATTCAGCCGTTACAATTGGTAGCACAAGTATATCACTTGGTGGGACATCAACAACACTTGCTGGCCTGACAACTGTCACAGTCACGCAAGATCCAACAATGGCTTTGCAGCTTTCGACAAAACAATATGTCGATGGTCAGGTCGCCGCTGTTTCTAATACAACATTCCATACAGCTGTTCAGGCGGCCACAACAGCAAACCTTAATGCTACATACAGCAATGGTGTTGGCGGTGTAGGCGCAA